CGCTTTAGGCCATGTCGTAACAATCAATGCCGTGCGGATAGTACCAAGCACCGACACTAACGGGCTGTTTGTTCAATTTCGCTTCCAGAACTTTTTTATCAATCAAGATATGACATACACCAATGAGGATGGAACCAATTCCTATGGGTTTGTGCCGTTTGGTTTTTCCGGCGTAACCGTAAACCGTACGGGAGACGGGATGGAAGCTACTCTTGTTTTCCCAAATAATGATTTATCTCGCGGATGGGCAGTCTTAGCAATTAGAGATCATTATGTTGTTGAGGTCGAAGTTTTGATTATTGATTCAACTAATCCTTCGAGTGGTACGCATCAAAGCGTACATAGTTACACCGGGCAGATTACTGGCGGTACTTGGGACAACGTATCGCTAAATCTGCAACTTAGTTCAGTGCTAGATGCTGTTGGAACGGACATTCCAAGGCGTGCTTTAACTAAGAAACTTGTTGGCAATTTGCCAATCGCAAACAATGTCCGATTGCAGTGATCTAATTGGAATGCCGTATCGGCTTGGTGCTGACGGCAGTGACGGTCACATTGACTGCATTCATCTTTGTTATCAAGCCTTGGAGCGGATAGGTATTGACGCGCCACCGTTTAAACAGAACTGGTATGAGGCAAGCAAGTGGGAAGTGTGCCGGGATTTAATGCGGTGGGGGTTGCGAGTTGAAAAGCCTGCGTATGATGGGGATATCCTGCTGCTACCGCAGCAATCCTGGGCATTCGCAGTCACATGGCAAAAAGGGATTCTGTATATCGGCCCAATGACTCAAAGGGTGCAATGGTCATTGGTCCGAGCATTTACGACGTACCATTGCTTCCGTACGAAAGGCAGCTAATTGCAACGATTGGGATAACTGAAGAAGAGTATCGAGCATTTACAGCTGAGGTTAGAAGGCGTGGAGCGTTACGACCAGCAGCGTATGAGCATATTCCTGATGTTCAAAATGAGATAAACACCACAGCACTTCTGGTCAACTTAGCGATCAGCCTTGTGCTGACTGGTGTCTCATACCTGCTAACACCAAAGCCAAAGATGCCACGCGCTCAAGGCGGTGGTGTAACTGATCTTGGCAGCATTACAGGGGCTAATCGTTTTACGCCTTCACGCGGCTTTGAAACGCTTGCAGAGTTAGCAGATTATGCCTCGCCTGTTCCCATAATTTTTGGGATGTATAAAAACGATATTGGCGGAATGCTGGTTACGCCAAAGCTGATTTGGTCGCGGATGTTTAGCCATGGAACGTCGCAAAGAGCGAAGCTTATGTTTGTTGTCGGCGAACAGGGCGTCAATGATATTGGCATTGATAAGCCAGAATTAGAGGGAATTTTTCTAGGCAACAATGCGCTAGATGCAATTTTTGAGGATAATTTTGCTTTTTACTGGCACAAGGCATCTTTTTCAGGCAACTTTCGCATTCGAGGAGATGACAAGCAATATGGAACAAGAGGGCCTCTTGACTCTGGAGATCCAGGAGTAGGCAAGGAGGACAATGATGATGTTTTTGAGGTTGAAAATCCAGAGGGTATTGAGCCTAATGAGCTTTTTTGTCATGCTTACACCCCTTCTAACTCTGCAGCGTTTGGGTGTCACAGTCCAATCGCAAACGGCACAAATTTTAGAGTTAACTATCAATTAAATCTTATCGCAGAAGATAGCAATCAAGATCAAAAGAAGGTGGTTGTACTGCAGCGAATGAAAATAATGGGAGAATCTGGAGCGGTTGATGATGGCGAGTCTTTAAGAGATCGAGGCATCATGCCAAAAAGCGCAAACAAAGAGGAACGTCAGCCGATTATTGACAAATTTCACGATGGTGATGGAAGAAACTATAGCCCACGCATGGGAATTATTGAGTACACTGTTGACGCAACTAAAGAAACAATAAAAAACATTGATACCGACAACACATTATTTATCAACAAAAGATTTAAGACTGTAATTTCAAACGTAGCAAAAGGCGACACAATCGTGTTTTCAATAAAAAATTCGAGAATATCTGAAGATTTTTACCAAAGAGAAGAGGGCGGAGCGCCTGTTGATGACATAAATTCTACAGTCGTTTCACTGCAGGAAGAAGCTGACAGTGCAATGCAGCTTGGTGAGCACTTTATGATTGGCGGAAGTATTTGGAAAGTAACACGTAGAAAACTGCAAAATTTTGAGCCATCAGAGGAGGAGGGAGGCGATGATCAAAGGATAACAATGAAATGCGTAGACACGTCAACTTCAAGATTTAAAAAAATTGGCATTGTCAGCAAAGATTTAGTCGTTGAGCCGCAAGGTACTGGCAATGAATTTATAGGAGACAGCGGTGTTGGCGATCAATCAATTGGAATTGGCGAAGGATTTTTCCCCTTAACGCAAGTTGCGATTGCAACTATCAAAAACAGCAGGCCAGCATTTATCACTGAGATCGGGCTCAAGAGCACTGTGTTTCAGCGTTTAAACGGGCTGTGTAATTTTCAGAATTTACCTGACCAAGAAGAGGTCAAAAATTCTGAAAAGAAAAACATCCAAATAAACAATGGAACGATAAGTGCAACAATCCGTCGTTCTTCAATGTTTAGGATTTATATCAGAGATGCTAGGGACAATGGATCAACCTTCCAACCGTTTAGTCAAAATCTTATCTTTGTCGTCCAAGGTCAAAGCCCAAGCGCCCAATATAATTACATAAAATTTATCAACGAAGATCAACAGCAACGTCAGCTTGAGTTTAAATTTGTGCCCTTTCCTTGCTCTGAATTTAGAGCAATTGGAGATACGGATAGATCATTTACGTATGTCGTTTTAGATCAATCAGCAAGCACCGCTAACGCTGCTGTGCCAAATACGGTCACGCTAGGCCCTGAAACGCTCACTAATGGACTTAATATTCAAATTAAAGTTTCTGGCAGAAGCTTTACCGACAAGAGAGGACTTAAGGGCAATAATGAATTTAAAAGAGCGCCCAAAACAATTTCTGCTGTCGAAGAACCTACATATCCAGATGGAGTTATTTTTCATTCTGCTTCTCCAGTTGCAGCGACAGGAAATATCGCAGAAGTTAAACAAGTTCTAGGAAGGCCATCTTCAAACCGAAACATTGCAAATGCAGGAATTACTCAAGGTAAATTGTCTGCTTTTTTCTATGCAATCGCTGGTAGCGCGAACAACTACAGAGGAGAATATCTTTTTGTATCGACAGTTGAGTACATAGACGGTCAGCAAGGTAAATGGCTTCATTTGCGATGGAAACTTAGGAAAGTAGTAAATGACACTGGGTATGCGTCGGGTGAAACCCACCGCTGGGCATTTGACGACAGCAGCAGTGGCTTGTCTTTTTGCGAGGTTTTAGGCAGTGGTGGAGGATTCTCTGCTGAAGAAACAATTGAAGTAAAAAGAGGATCTGAAGGCACTGATAGCGTAAACAACCAATCAAACTATCCAAGCTCAAATCCTTTCGCTCACAATCATCCTGATGGCATAGCAATGACGTTTTCAGGCATGAGGCTCGTAATAGATAAAATTACTGAAGACGTAACTTTAGCTGCTAGATCGCAAGCATGGCGTTATGAAGTTTTTGGAGCGGTAGACCGTGGCTTAAATGAAACTAAAACTGTTTCAGGCTTTGTTTTTGACAAAGGCTCGAAAAAAATTACTGTTGATTTAACAGCCACAGTCACGAGATTTAGGGCTCCAATTGTCGGTCAGTATTTTGGCTGGACAATTGGCAAGGTGACTCAAGTTTCTGAAGGAACAGCCACGTCAGTCGGTGAATGGGAAGTCGGTGAAACATTTTCTGATACACGCACGGTTAGCAGCAACAATCCGTTTAGGACTGTTTATTCTCTTGTCGGTCAAAACTATGAAATTAGCAGCGTAAAATTAGAACGAACTACTGATCCTGTTACCAGCTCAGAGCTAGATTTTGCAGAGCAATCGCAAGTTTCAGACATCAGCGCCTATCGTAATTTTGTTGAAAAATCAAATAGTACAGCGCCTGAGCATGAAATTGTTTACATCAACGAAGTGCAAATAAATGACAGTGAGGCCAACATGTTTAATTTAACCCTTGCTGGATTTTCGCTAAGAGCAGGGCGTAATTTTACCGCTCTTGATCAAATGCGAGTGTGGCTAAAGAATGGAATACCAGTGGAGCGGTTGCACCCAACAGTTAAAACTCCTGGCTCTTTTTATGGAGACACTGCAGAGTTTGGCCCTAGCAATTTGCTGACAGACCTGATGTATTTTATGTTTACGGATCAGACCGCTGGAGCAGGTGGGTTGCTGGGAATGGACGGCAACAGAAGTTACATGGTCGAAAGAAGCGATTTGGTGCTGACTTCTAAGTTTCTTGTAAAAAACAATTTGTTCTTTAATGGCCCAATCGTTGAACGTACCAATTTACGGCAGTTCTTTAGTGATATTGCGCCGAGTTTCTTATGTAATTTTTCAATAGTCAATGGCAAGTTCTCGTTAAAACCTGCTTTTCCGGTTAATGACGATGGGACTATAAAGATAGGCTCTATTGAGCCAGAAGCTTTTTTTACTGCCGGAAACATTCTTGAGGACAGCTACAAAATTGAGTACCTTGGAGCGGAAGAGCGTCGTGCTTTTAAGGCTGTTGTTCGGTATAGGCAAGAACGCGCCAATCAATTACCAGAAGAGGCAGTTGTCGAAGTAAAAGGAATTGATGGTACTGGCATCTATTCTTCTCCTGGTACTAGCTTGCTGCCTCAGGAAGAGTTTGATTTAACGCAGTTTTGCACGTCAAGAGATCACGCGGTTTTAGTAGCAAAGTATTTCTTGGCTCTAAGGGCCTATGTAACTCATACGATAAACTTTTCTACGACAGCAGAAGGACTAAACATTGGCGCTGGATCTTTTATCAAAGTAACGACAGAAGCGACTCCTTACAACTCTGCAAACACCGGAACTGTTGATGCTGCTGGAGTTATTACAAGCGTGCGAGATATGCCAGATGGAGATTATCCTATTACTTATTTCAGGTCAGGCGATGGGGAAGTTGAGACAGGCAGGCTTATCGTGTCGGAAGGCAAAGTAAATGACTCTACATATCACAGTATTTTATTTACTGTTACTTTTAGCGAAGTATCTCAGAACATCTATGTTGTTGAGCAGTTGACTTTTACTCAAGACGGCATTGTCGATATTGTTGCTTCTGAGTACCCTTGCGACAGTGAGCAGCGAAGTAAAATTGCCTTGGCTGCACTAAG